CGACCTACACTTGTGAACTGCATTATTTTTATCGACCAGAAAGTTTAACTGCGGGAGCAGGTTCTGCCACAACTTGGTTGAGTACGAATGCGGAAATGTGTCTTTTGTACGGTTCTTTGGTAGAGGCTAATATCTATCTCAAAGGCGAACAAGACATTATGCAAATGTATAATAGCAGATTTACAGAGGCAATGACTGCTCTTAAAATGCTAGGTGAGGCAAAAGAAACGACTCAAGAGTATAGAGTCGGAAGAGTTATAAGGCAAAAACAATGATACAAATAGAAGCTTTTGAAAATTTTAAAGTTTGTACATCTAATAACGGAGGTCACAGTGCAGATGCTGTGGCAGAAATGTGCGCCGACAAGCTAATGAGCGTGTCGGATTCGGCCCCGCCCGAGATACGAATGCAAGCAGAAGCGTATAAATCGCAGATGTTGCAAATTATCGCGCATTATATTAAAGTAGCGGTTAAGGAAGACCGCGAAACAACATGCGTAAAACTAAATGAGGCTGGGTTTCCTGACCTCGCCAACCAACTTAGGAGACTTTAAATGGCCTTTTCAGGTAACTTCATGTGTACATCCTTTAAGAAAGAACTTCTTCAAGGCATTCACAACTTCACTGCCTCTTCAGGCAATACATTCAAACTTGCCCTGTACACTAACAGCGCATCGTTTAACGCGGCGACCACTGCATATACTTCTGCAAATGAAGTATCTAACTCAGGTTCGTACAGCGCTGGCGGGGGTGCACTCACAAACGTGACACCGACATCTTCAGGAACAACAGGGTTAACAGACTTTGCTGACCTTGCGTTTACGTCAGCTACGATCACAGCCCGAGGCGCATTAATATATAACGACAGTGCTGCCGGTGATCCAACAGTTGCGGTGCTGGACTTCGGTGCTGACAAGACTTCTACTACTGGTACATTTACTATTCAGTTCCCAACAGCGGACGCTTCGAACGCTATTATTCGAATCGCTTAAAATAATAGGAGTAGCTCCATGGCCTTAATTGTCGCTGATCGCGTACAAGAAACTACAAATTCTACGGGTACAGGGGCTTATACTCTGGGGGGCGCGGTTCCGGGCTTCCAAACATTTGCTTCCGAGGTATCTAACACAGATACTGTCTATTACTCGGTAACGGATAATGTGAACTTTGAGGTTGGCCTTGGAACTTATGCGGCTAGTGGGGGGACTATTACCCGCACAACGGTATTTACATCTTCCAATTCTAACAACGCTGTTAACTGGGGTATAGGGACAAAAAACATCTTCCTGACCTACCCTGCCGATAAGGCTGTAATAGAAGACGCAAGTAACAATGTAACCATTGGCAACAACTTAGTTGTGGGTGGCACAGTAGATGGGCGCGATGTAGCTGCTGATGGAACTAAGTTAGACTTTATTACGGTTACACAGGCTGTTAATCTTGATCAAATGGAAACCGATATTGCCGCGCTTGAAAACGGTATGGTTTATAAAGGTGATTGGAACGCAGGTTCGGGCAGTTTTCCAGGTGGCGGCTCCGCTCAGACAGGTTGGTTTTATTACGTTTCTGGGGCAGGCACTGTTAATAGTATATCGTTTGCAGTGGGAGACAACATCGTTGCTACGACAGATAATGCGTCTACTTCTACTTATGCAAGTAATTGGTCGAAACACGACCAGACAGACGCCGTTCAAGCCGTTGTAGGTTTAACTGGGTCTGTAACAAAAAGCGGGTTGCTATCTGCACTAAATGTAGAAGACGGTGCAAACGTGACAGACGCGGGTAACGTAAACCCGCTAGTAGATTCACACATAAATGTCAGCGGTGCAAGCAGTGGGAATTATCTTGGCTGGAACGGTAGCGATTACGCTTGGTCTGCTGTAGACTTATCAAGCAAGTTAAGTTTGTCTGGCGGCACAATGAGCGGCGATATAAACGGCAATGGCTACAAAATGCTATTCGCTAACGTCTACTCTCAAGTATCAGACTTACCAAGCGCATCTACTTACCACGGTATGTTTGCTCACGTCCATGCAACAGGTAAAGGATATTACGCACACGCTGGAAACTGGATTGTGCTCGCTAATGAAACAACAACATTGGCGTTATCTGGTGGGGCTATGACGGGCGCTATTACAACTAACAGCACTTTCGATGGTCGAGACGTAGCTACTGATGGCTCTAAGCTCGATGGTATTGAGTCCGGTGCAGATCAGACAGACACAGCTAATGTCACTGCCGCAGGAGCCTTGATGGATTCTGAGGTTGACGCTGATATTAAAACTTTATCATTACCTGCCAATACAACTATCAGTGCGTATGGTAAAACATTAGTTGACGATGCCGACGCTGCTACAGCTAGATCAACATTAGGTTTAGGTACAGCCGCTACTACTGCAGCTTCCGCATATGCTACAGCCGCCCAAGGTACTAAGGCTGACGCCGCTTTACCAAAAGCTGGCGGGGCTCTAACAGGCGCTGTCACAACTAACTCTACTTTCGACGGGCGTGACGTAGCCACAGACGGCACTAAGCTGGATGGCATAGCATCAGGCGCACAAGTAAATGTACCTACAAACTTAGGTAGCGGCACATCATCAACAGATGTTTCTATAATTTCAAGTACCGGTTCTAACACAACAGTACCTGCAGCTACAACATCAGCCGCTGGTTGTATATCTGCTGCGGATAAAACAAAGCTAGACGGTATAGCTACAGGTGCTACTAACGTATCAAACAACAACCAGCTAACTAACGGTGCTGGGTATACTACAAACGTAGGTGATATTACAGGTGTAACTGCTGGGACAAACCTTAATGGTGGTGGGTCTAGTGGTGGAGTTACACTCAATCTTGATAGCACGATAACGGTAACTACGGTTAATGCGGGTACGGTTAATACCACTTCAGATGAACGTGCTAAAGACGATATAACCCCGATCACTGGTGCTTTGGATAAGGTTCAACAGCTAGGTGGTTACTCGTTCACTCTTAAAGCAACTGACGAGAAGTCTTCAGGTGTTATAGCTCAAGAGGTGCAAAAGGTTATGCCAGAGCTAGTGCAAGAAGGTGCTGAAGGTCTTCTATCAGTACAGTACGGCAACATGGTTGGTTTGTTAATCGAAGCAATCAAAGAACAACAGGCTCAGATTGATGAGCTAAAACAAAAACTTAACGGCTAATAGTAAAGGAACACGAAGATGGCTATAAGAGTAAGTGGTACAGATGTTATAACTAACGCAAGGCAATTAGCTAATATTGCCTCTATTGATTCAGCCACGGCTACTGCTATAACGAATGCTGGTGTAGGCGGGGCGGCAGAATCTTTTAGACTTTTAACATCCGCACCGAGTGGTGCTTCCGTAGGAGATGTTTACTACAATCAAAACAACTATCAGCTATACATATATGATGGTTCAAATTGGGTCGGCAAAGATTTTGCGGCTATTCCCACAAATCTGAGCAGTGGAGACCAAATATACGCTCCTACTTCGGGAACTTTAACTGGTACTTGGAACCCTCCTTCTGGGGTACACTTTATCTCTGTAATTCTTGTAGGCGCTGGGGGTAGTCGTAACAATCCTGGCTATGTTGCTGGTTGTGGTGGTGGAGCTGTGTGTTGGAAAAACTGGCAGTTAGCCACAGGACAAAGCTATGCATACTCTGTTAGTGCGGCTGGAGTTGCTTCAAACACAACTTTTTCAGGCCATGGAGTTACGATGTCCGCGGGGCATGGACAAACAGTAACTAGTAGAACCCCCGGCGGTAATGGCGGTACATTTGCAGGTGGAGATGGCGGCGGTAACGGTGGTAACGGTGGTATTTCTGGCGGTAACGGTGCGCCCGGCTACGGTAGTGGCGGTGGTGGAGGTGCTGGAGGGTATCAAGGTAACGGCGGTAACGGTGGTTCTTCTAATTCCAGCGGTACAGGTGCTACATCAGGTGGTAACGGCACTGGCGGCGGCGGCGGCGGCGGCGGCGGCGGTTATGACTCTGTAGCGGGTCGAGGTGCGGTTTATGGTAACCCCGGTGGTGGGGTTAGTATATACGGGCAAGGTGCTAATGGTTCTGGAGGTAGCGGCGGTGGAAGCGCCAGCCAAGGTACTACAGCGGGCATAGGCTCTCCAAGTCAAGGTGTTGCTTATGGCGCTGGTAACACTGGGGGGTATTACAAACCCGCTTTTAATGGAAACGGGGCTATTCGTATTCTTTGGAAAACAGGTAGCGTAAACGCATTTCCAAGCACAAACGTAGGACCGTAAGATATGGCTATAAAAGTAAGTAACACTCAAGTAATTGGCGACTCAAGAGAGTTGACTAACATTGCGTCCGTTGATTCAACTACGGCTGCGTCTATAACATCGGGTGGGGTAGGTGCTTCTGCCAATTCTATCGTTGCAGCAAACTCTGCACCGAGCAGTCCTTCCGTAGGAGATTGTTATTTTGACAACTCCCACGATGCACTTTACATATACGATGGTTCAGCTTGGGGTTTTGCTGAGTTTTATACTTAGTGATAATAGGAGAATATAAAAATGACTTATCATTTAACATTGGCAGTACGAGATGATCTTACGACAGAGGACGAAGTAAGAGAGTTTAGAAATTATTCTCTTGTAGATACAGATATATGGGCTATATCCGATCACCCTGATTTTGTTGCTATGTCGGACGAGAGAACGTTATACCGTCAAAAATTAAGGGACATTCCAGAGCAATCGAGTTTTCCTACAGATATAGTATGGCCTACTAAACCAGAATAATAGGAGACACAACGTAACATGTTAGGGTTTACCCCATATTCAGCCGCAGCCTTCTCCGATGCCGGTAGTGGGGAGCAGCTATTCGTTGTTACAGGCGTTGTTGGTAATGGGGCTGTTGGTACGGTATCAGTTACGGGTAATCAGAGTGGTCTAACTCTTGGCTCGGTACAAGGCTCTGCAACAATCGGTGGCGTGGCAGTAGACGCTGGCGGAACACCTGTAATCACATCTCCAAACGCTATGGTAAGTGGTCTAGGCACGGTTATAGCTTCTACAGACTTAGTAGTTACACTTACAGGCGTCGCGGCTACTGGATCACCGGGCACCGTTACTGTTATAAACGCTTCGGTTATTAGCCCTACGGGTCTTGCGGCTACTACGAATACCCCAAGTGTTTCTACTACTTCTAACGCTACGTTCTCTGTCACAGGTGTAGCTGGAACTATGTCTGTAGGTACGGCACAAGGCCAAGCAGGTGCAGGTGCGGATGTTACTGGAGTTTTAGCTACAGGTAGTGTAGGCTCTATAACAATGACGGGTACAGCATTGGTAACTCCAACTGGAGTATCTGCCACAGGTCGTGCCGGACAAGTAGTTGTATGGGGGTCAATTAAACCAGACGCGGGTACAATATGGACAGAAATAGCAGCATGAGGATGAACAATGCCTAGTACATACACAGCTAACAGCGGCATTGAGCTACCCGCAAACGGAGAGCAATCCTCTACATGGGGCACTACCGTAAACGATAACATGAACATTATAGATCGGCTTGTTAATGGAGTTGGTTCTATTAGTTTGTCCGGAACAAGCCACACTCTTGCGACTTTGGATGGCACGGTTTCTGACGGGCATTATAAAGTATTACTGTTAGCAGGGTCACCTTCTGGCACAAACACAGTTACATTAACCCCAAATTCAGCGCAGCACGTTTATATTGTAAAAAACAATAGCGGTCAAACGGCTACTTTTACTCAAGGGTCAGGAGCTAATGTTAGTGTTTTAAACGGAACTTCAAAAATTATTTACAGCGATGGCGCGGGTTCCGGCGCGGCTGTTGTGGATATCACTACTGGTTTAGATTTAGGTTCTTTAATATTAAATGGCACTACAGTGACAGCAACTGGTGCAGAGTTAAGCTTTCTTAACAACGCCACATCTAATATACAAACTCAACTTAACACTAAAGCAACCTCTGCAAGTCCTACGCTTGCTTCTCCTCTCACAGTTACGGGTGGAACGCAAAGTTGGACAGTAACAGCGTCTGGTACAGACTTAACTTTTGCTTATAACACCGTAAATGTTCTTCGTGTAGATAGCACCGGAAATCTAACAGCGTTGGGCAACTTAACTACTAATGGAACTATTTCGTAACTATCTCGTTGGAGATTTATAATGCCGCTACAAAAACTTCAGTTTAAACCAGGGTTTATCCAAGATGTTACCGATTACACCAGTGAAGGTGGGTGGCGCACAGGTGATAAAGTACGGTTTACTATGGGGTTTCCGGAAACAATCGGTGGATGGGCTCGGTTTACAACCGCCACAATGCTTGGGACATGTCGAGATTTGCATGTGTTTAGTACTCTTACTGGTACAAACTTTGTTGCTGCGGGTACAAACCTAAAACTCTATATTATAGAGGGTTCTGATCCAATAGATGTTACACCTATACGAAACACTACAGGAGTAGGAGATGTAACGTTTGGTGCAACAAATGGGAGTGCAGTAATAACTGTTACAGACACTGCTCATGGCGCATTACTTAATGACTTTGTAACGTTTAGCGGAGCGGCGTCTCTTGGAGGAGCAATTACTGCAGCGGTTTTAAATCAAGAGTACCAAGTTACTCAAGTGGTTGATCTTAATACATACAAGGTTAATGTTTCAGTTAACGCTAATGGTAGTGACACAGGTAATGGCGGAGGTTCTGTAGTAGGCGCATATCAAATTAACACGGGTTTAAACACGGTGGTTGCTGGGTCAGGTTGGGGCGCGGGTCCTTGGAGCAGGGGCACTTGGAGTTCCGCATCCGATATTACCGTTGTAGGTAGTCAACTTCGGCTTTGGTCAATGGACAACTTTGGAGAAGATTTGCTTTCGAATGTCCGAGGCGGCGGTATCTATTACTGGGATTCTTCCAATGGCACAGGCACACGGGCCGTGGACATTACCACTATTGGTGGCGCAACAAGTCCACCTCAAGTTGCCAACATTGTTCTTGTGTCTGAAAGAGATCGACATGCTTTAGCTTTTGGGTGTGATCCGCAGGGTGATCCGGGCAACCAAGATCCTTTGACTATCAGGTTCTCGAACCAAGGATCTGTATCAGATTGGGCGGCTACGGCAACGAACACTGCAGGTGAACTTAGGATAGGTACAGGAACTGAAATTGTTGCCGCAGTACAAACCAAACAACAAATCATTGTGATCACAGACAGATCTGTATCTGCAATGCAATTTATTGGAACTCCGTTTACTTTTGGTATTACTGAAGTTTCTACCAACACTTCGATTATTTCCCAGAACTCTGCTATAGCGTTTGGAGATTTTGTTTTTTGGATGGGTGACAGAGTGTTCTATCAATACGATGGTAACGTGAAGATTATCCCATGCCCGATTCAAGAATATATTTTTGACAACATAAACATTGATCAACTTGCTAAAGTTGTATCTGCTAACAACAGTAAGTTTAATGAGAT